GATGATCGAAATCCAGCTTTGCGTGTACCCGAAGCGCGCCGCAAGCTCGCTCTGCGCCAGATACGGTTCTGCAATGACCATATCGACAAGAGCATCGTGAGTGTAGCGAAGGCGAGGAGGTGGCATTCTTCCCGGCGGTGGTGGGTGGGTATGCGGGAAAGATAGACTATGGCACGGGCGGTGTCAATGGGATGGGGGGAATGGACGAGCTGGGAACCTATAACAAACTCATAACGTGTTCACAGTTCATTTCCCGCTAAAAAATATTTCGGAGGGATATGTCGCGCGCGAGCGCTAGGCGTTTGCCCCCCACCGGCCTCGGATTTGGGTGCCCTCGGCCCTGGGCCCTGGACGGGCGGCGGGCTAGGCGGGTAGACGGGCGGGAGGATCGACGGGCAACAGACGAGCTAGGCGGGCAACGGGCGGGCGACGGTTGGCCGCCGGTGGGCGGGTAGGCGACCAGGCGGTGGGCGGCGGCGTCCAGGCGGGCGGGCGGACCAGGCGGTCGGGCGGACGGGCGGGGGCTGGCATGGCAAGAATCGTGCCGACGGGATATCGTCATGTGCGATGGGATTTCGACACACGATGGATTGGGCAAGAATCGTGCCAGCCCTGATCGTAACGATTGACGAACCGGCTAAGGCCATCGCATGGGCCTTTCGCGGCCAGGCAACGGTGCGGTGACAAAGCCGCGCTGGCGAAAGGATCGACGCTGGCCGAGAAGGCGGAAGCCGTGCGCGAACTCGTCGAACACTATAATAACGGCGGCGCGTGGGAACTTCCGCGCGGCACAACCGGCCCGCGTGGCGTCAACCATGCGATGTTGGTCGAGGCGATGCAACGCGCCCTGGGCGTCGGGTTCGCAAAGGCGGATAGCCTGATTACCGGAATGGCCGTGAAACGGGGCATTTCGCTCGAGGACGCGCGCAAGGTCTGGTCGGAAGCGGGCGACGTGAAGGCGGCGATCCGGGCCGAATCGGCTGGCGTGTCGGCGGATAGTCTAATGGCGGAAATGGACGCCGGCGAATAGGCCGCCGGGCGGGCCGTAAACGGGCCCCCAAACGGGCCATAACGGCCCAAATTGGGGCGGGCGGGCGTCAGGGCACATTACCCTATGTCCGCCCCTTTTGCGTCCCAATTTGGCGCCTTATCGAGTGCGGTAGTAGTAGCAGTATCATCATCATCATAGCCCCCCCCCTTTTTCCCCTTGCACCAAAATAGGGCGGGTTATAATAGGTAGTGTATGAACTTTTTTTTTTTCTTCTTACACATTTTGCAAAACCAGGGCGAGAGGGTATGTCAAGATGATGATGCTACTACTACTACAGCACATCGGCGTAACCCGTTGATTTCATTGAGGAAATGGGCATTTTAAGATCATGATGCTACTACTACCGCACGTCCGATGTTGCATTCGTGCAACGCCACTTGCCGCTTTTTTAGGCAATTATCGCCACTTTTTTAGGCAATGTTGCGTGAAAGCCACACCCGCCAAACATACCATCGCGCCCATTGTTCTTACAAATCCGCATCCCGCGCATACGCGTCCGCATCCCGTGCCTGCACGATCCGACCAAATCCAGTACGAATCTACCATAGCAATACCCCATCCATACCCTATACTACCCACATCGCAATCCATCCACCCACCACCACCATGACGCTAAAACGCTGGAAAACCCTGGAATTCCCCGCCGAGACAATCCTGTTCGTGGACGGCGAGCGCTGGGCGTCGCTCAACGACGGCCGGCTGGTGCTTGAGCTTCCCGCACTCGCCCCGCTCGAGCTCGAGAAGGCTGTGCAGCTGGCTTGGGGAATAGTCTCCCTCTACCGGACAAAACGCAATGCGGGATAAAGAGGCGCTCGAGCGGAAGCAGCGCGCAGCGGCAATCTTCACCGATGCCGAGGTGCGCGGGTTCCGGGCATCATCCCTTCCGGCGCGGGAACTGGCGGAAATGGCCTGCTGCGGGATTCGCACCATGCGGGATTTGCTGAAAGGGCGGACATACGCCTGGGTTGAGAGGGAGCGGGAGCAGCCAGCCCCCCTTGCGGAATTCAATCTCGCGGGAAGCCTCGAGAGGCTGCACAAAAGCCTGCGCGAACCCGAGGCGGTCTCTCCCGAGCGCGCAGCAGCTAATGCGGTGCTCGACCGAGGGCTGGTGGTTAGCGGGAAGGAACTGCCGGAAGAAACGGCAGCCTACTTCTCGGACAAACAATAGGTTCGCCGCACCTCAGACGCGGCACAAAGGAGCAAGAAATGGAAAGTTTACTCAAGGTGTTGATGAGACGGGACGGGCTTTCGCGGGAGGAAGCCCTCTGGCAGATCGAGGAAGCGAGGAAGGAAGTGCGCGAAGGAGCAGACCCAGAGGAAGTGCTCGCGGATTGGTTTGGCCTCGAGAACCGGATTATGTGTTTGACCTTCTCGGTTGAAGGAGCGCCAAGTGATGAACTCTAATCAAACCCTCCGCTTTCCCCGCACCTACCGCGAGGCGACCGGGATGGACGCTCATTTCGGACGGGACCCGGACACGGTTGTCGCAATCAGCCTCGGGCTTCTCGCGGCATTCCTCCTCGGGCTCGGGCTGGGCCTAGCGCTGGCCGGCTAGGCATCCGGTGTCGAGAGGGTTTCGGCTCGAGCCCTCTCCGCAACGGGTAATGGCGAGTCGCCCGTTTAAAGGCTCGCCAGTTTTAGGAGTTTTAGCCATGTCAAATGTCAAGCAAGTTAAACAAACAGAAGGTCTCGAGGGTGCCCCAGAGGGGACAGCACAGGAGGCAAAGGCTCCTCGCACCCCTGTCACCATGACAGACGGCCGCGTGGTCGAATTCGCAGGCAAGCGCAAAATGCTGAAGGAGGTTGTCCAGACTCCCGAAGGCGTTGCGGTGCGCTTTGACTTCCTGGATGGAAACACACTGCTGGCCGTTGTTCCCCAGCAGCATCTGGCTTACGCGGCAGGCTACGGCTATGCGCAGAAACTCGGAGGCGAGGTTGTAGGCGCGAAGGGTGAGGCGGGCAATCCCGCATCCGCCGAGGATATGTTCCGAGCGGTCGAAGCCCTGCACACTCGCCTAACGAACTCGGATAGCTGGAATAGTGTCCGAACCGCTGGCGAGGGCTCCGGAGTCTCTGGCGCGGGGATTGTCCTGCGGGCGATTGCCGAGGTCAGCGGAATGAATATCGCCACTATCAAAGCCTTCATGGATAAGAAGATGGCGACTGCTGCTGCAGCCGGCCAGAAGCTCACCCGGAAGATGCTGTATGACTCGTTCAAGCAGCCGGGTACTCAGACGGCGGCTGTTATCGAGCGTCTCGAGGCCGAGCGCGCGGCCAAGGCTCCGGCCAAAGACGCGCCCGTGGTAAGTGCGGCAGACCTGATGGCCGAAATGGGCTGAAGGTAAAGATTCACGCCCCTCGTCGCAGGATAGATGAGTGAGCACGTAACCCCAACATTATAGGAACCTATCATGTCCCTCTCCTACCCAGTCCCCTCTCGCTGCGCCTATCCCACCTCTCCCGGAAAGTTTGGCGAGCGCCCCTGGAATGAAACCGACGTGCGGCTGGCTGGTCGCGCCGGAGCCTGGTTCGGGCCTTCCACCCTCTTCGCGGATGACGAGGCCCGGCGAGCTGCGCAAGCCCTCACCGAGCTCCACTTTCTCGAGATCGCCACTCCCCCGGAGGCCTGAGCCATGCCCGCGCCAAAAGCCCTTGTCCCAACCGAGCACCTCCATGTGAAGCTCGAAGCTCCGATCCGGGCTCAAATGGACCTCCACCTATACTCCCCCCTTGAGGAGCGTGTCCCGAAGGGAGCGCACAAGGCGTTCCTCGAGGGCCTAATTCGCGCATTCTTCCACTCTCGCACACTCCCACTCGAGGCGCACGGCTTCCCCCCTGGGTATTACATCCAAGGCCCGGCGGAGATGGTGGAGGCCCTCGAGCGACGGCTATCGAAAGGAGCGATCAAATGAGCCCCGATGAAGCCCTCAAGGCACTTCACGAGATCGAAGACGACACGGTTAGGAAAATCCTCGAGAACCAGGAACTCGCCCACCGACTTAACCACCTCCTCAATTTCACGCGAGAGGCCATTAAAGCCCTCACTTCATCCACTTCTCCGAAGGAATCACCATGACACCTGAGCTTAACGCCAAGATAGCCATCTGGAGGCAAAAGGCCCTCGATGGAACCCTCGCCCTCGATGAAATGAAAGAGGCCATTAGCGCGCTGCGCCAAGGCCGCGTCTCGGCAGGCATCGCATCCGCCACCTCTCGCGCCAAGAAAGCCAAGGTTGAGGTTCCCTCTGCCGCAGACCTCCTCACGGAAATGAAGTAGACCATGTCCAAGACCTGCCGAACTTGCGCCGCCTTCTCCCCCTATCAGCATGAACCAAACCTGGGAGAGTGCCGCGCAAATCCCCCCGTGCTCCAGTGGATTGTCCTCCCGCAGGAAACCCTAAAGGGAAGGGAGCTCGCCCCAACACCCGCCTGCGGCTTTCCTCAAGTCACCTTCTCCACCTGGTGTGCTTGGCACACCCCATCGCGCACCGTTCTATCCTAACCTCTCGAGGCCCCATCATGCCACGCTATCCATTCCCCGAAGTCATCGACAACACCATCCGAAGCGCATTCGTCACTTGTCCCCGCTACGCCGAGCTCGCGTACATCCAGCACTGGAAATCCAAAATCCCGAATGTCCACCTCCACGCTGGCGGAGCCTACGCCCACGGTCTCGAGAAAGCCCGGCTGGCCTACTTTACCGAGGGCGCTTCCCCCGAGATCGCCTTGGCGCAGGGCCTCCGGGCTCTCCTCGAGTTCTACGGAGAGTTCGAGTGCCCGCCTGACTCAGCCAAATCCCTCGAGCGGATGCTCGGCGCACTCGAATATACCTTCGACCAATACCCTCTCGAAACTGACTTAGCGAAGCCCTCCCGGATATCCCCCGAGCAGCACGGCATAGAGTTCTCCTTCGCCGAGCCCCTTCTCGACGTCCTTCACCCCGAGACGGGCAATCCCCTGATCTACTGTGGCCGCATGGACCAAGTCGTCGACTTCGCAGGCGCTCGCTACGGGGAGGACGATAAGACGACCTCCAGTCTTGGAGCCTCGTGGTCGAAGCAATGGGACCTCCGCTCCCAGTTCACCGGCTATTGTTGGGGAGCGCAGCAAGCGGGTATCCCCCTCTCGGGTTTCCTCGTCAGGGGCGTTTCCATCCTCAAGACGAAGTATGACACCCAGCAAGCCATCACCTACCGTCCCCAGTGGATGATTGACCGCTGGCGCGCGCAGCTCACCCGAGACCTCAATCGAATGAAGGCCGCCTGGCTCGAGGGCTACTGGGACTACAACCTTGACGAGAGTTGCAACCACTACGGCGGCTGCACCTTCCGGAAAGTCTGTCTTTCCCAAGACCCTACACCCTGGCTCGAGACTGAGTTCGAGCGCCGGAGATGGAACCCCGTTACCCGCGAGGAGGAAGCAGCATGAGTTCATTCAGTCTCATCTTAGATCGGCAGTGGCAAACTGACGCAGGCCCCAAGGCGCTTCTCTTCCGAGTTGCAAGTGCGGGCTTCTTTGCCCACTGGCTCGGGTATGTGGAGGTGCCGTCGGATTCCTCTCTCTACGAGAAGGAGTACACCGAGGCGCGCGTCAAGGTGCGCGGCAATCTGACCTACTCCGGCAGGCTGTCCGACAAGCCAGAGCACAACCCCCAGAACGGCTGGTTTCTCGGGTTCGATACAGCTGGTTTCCGAAAGCCCGAGACACACGCTTTCTGCGTCTACCAGTGCGAGGAGCTTGCGCGCCAAATTGTCGAGGCCGATATGGACTCCGGCGACTGACAGTTCCGCCCCTAGAGGCTCTCCCCCGGGCCTCTAGTGGATGCGCTGTTGCATCAATCCAACCTCTCGGAGCACATCATGCCCTCTCTCACCATCCCGTCCTTTGCCGGACTGACAATCGAGCCCACCGAAGATTCCATCGAACTCAGTCAAACGCGCGGTTACACCTCTAACACGATCATCATCCCCCGAGCGCTTCTTGACGAAGTGCTTGCACAAATCCTGGCCGTTCATGCCGAGCCTTTCCCGGAGGAGTCTGACAATGAACCTACTGATAATTAAGGCCGCCGGCCAAGACTGGGACGTTCAGTTTACTTTTGACGAAGACTCCGCCCAGATCGCAATCGCCCATGTCTCCCAGCACGGGTACGAGTGCGCACGCCCACTTCCCTCCCTTCACCAAGTCCTATCCGAGCCGTTCATGCAATTCCTCGCGCAGGCGGTGTTTGAGCGCTTTGTCAGTGAATTCACAACCTTCGGCCTTCAGGACGCCGACGAGCAGCCTCTCGATCAATGAGTCAAATCCAAGGAACTCTCATGACAATTCCATCCCCCTCTTCCCTAATGGGCCCGAAGATTCTTCTCGAAGGCCCCGCAGGCACCGGCAAGACCTACGCGCTCGGCACACTGGCCGACTGGGCCGAGGCCAACGGCAAGCAGATGTTTGTCCTTTTCACCGAAAATGGCCTCGAATCACTTCTCGGCTACTGGCTTGATCGAGGTCTTGAGGTCCCGAAGTCCCTCCACTACCACTCCACCATAACGAAGCCCCTATCGCTCAAGTCCCTCATGACCGCAGCGGATTCCGTTGGCCGCCTATCCTACGAGGCCATCACGAAGATGATTGATCCGAATCGAGGCGGCATCAACAACGCCTTTCACGCTATCCTGAGTGCTTGCGCCGATTTCCCCGACGATCGCACCGGAGAGAAGTTTGGGGCTGTCGATTCTTGGGGTGTCGATCGAATTTTCGCCATCGATACGCTCAGCGAACTCTCAAATGCCGCCTTCAAGATGGTGATTGGGTCAAAGCCCACTGCCTCCATGCCCGACTACGGTGTTGCGCAGAACAACTTGATGAACTTCCTGCGCCTCTGCACCCAAGGCATCCCCTGCACTTTCGCCATTACCGCGCACGTCACTCGCGAGACCGACGAGATCACAGGCGGCGTCAAGCTCATGACCAAGAGCATCGGCAAGGCCCTCGCGAATGAAATTCCCCAGCTCTTCAGCGACGTCATTTACACCGTGCGCGAGGGGGATAAGTTCTACTGGGATACTGCCGCAGCCAACGTTGACGTGAAGTCCCGGAACCTTCCGATCAAAGCCCGCCAGTCTCCCGACTTCGGCCAAATCATGGCGAAGTGGACTGGTCGCGGAGGAAAGTGAGATGAAAATCCGATACTGGTCTGATGGAGAATGGTGCTTCGAGGCAATGTCTAATCCCCCCGGCCACCTCGCTGAGGATGCGCATGACGCCATTCTCCCAGTGGGAATCGACAAGCTCCGCCAGATTGACGAGTTTGTCAACGAGCTCCTCGATTCCGCCCGCTTTCACCCTTAAGATGTGTTGAGCAGTCTTGGCAGCTGCTCCCCTAGTTGTACCGCCTAACAACCCTTAACATCAATGGAGTTCACATCATGTCATCTTTCGATCCCTCTCTGTTCCTCGACGTCACTCTTGACACCCCGACCGAGAAGCGCCCCCCGCTGCCTATCGGAGACTACACCGGCGTTATCGGTGAAGTAACCGCTCGCGCATGGCAGAGCAAAGCCGACCCGACAAAGTCCGGCATTGCCTGGGATGTTCCCCTCCTGATCGAAGTTCCC